CAACTGAGCCAAGAAACGAATAATGCCAGCCCCCGTTTAAAATTGTTCGTTCACCTTGCCCGCGTCTGTCTCTGATCCACTGAGGCGAAGGAATTAACTTTTTCTTATAAACCATACAGCCATCCCATTGCTGAGCAGCGAGACAATTCACATAGTAATAAAATAGTTTCTGACGCATTGCAAAACACTGACACCCCGCGTTAATTCCCTCCATAATTCCTTCGGGTGAAGGTATCTCATCTTCATCAGAAATTATAATATAGTCATCAGGCGCGGCATCCCTATAACCCTCAGCCATAAGATTGCGATTGTCAACTTCCATTTGCCGGTAGCCGTTGTAAGGAATTGTGTCATGTTTAACGTGAATTATCTTCGGAAGGTATTTTTCAAACCTTGCCTTGTTATTCTCAAAATGCAACGGTTTCGGTACGTTCATGTGAGTTACACCTAACTCGACTAAAACAAAGCGATCTACGACCTCATTTAAAGTCATCAGCCGCAACTCAAGCAGCTCCAAGTTCTCAAAAAACATGAAACAGTCGTAAATCATAAATCAGGTGTTAAAACATGAATACCCCTAAAACTTGTTTCGTTTTCAACCGAAATAAAAAGATTATAATTCCTGCGAACCAAGTCCTCGTTAATCTCATACGGTCTGTCATGCCACTGGTGGTAAACAAACGGGTCGTCAATAAAATCAGTCCGCAAACCTAAGTTACCGATTTGATGCCTGAACATATTATCCTCGTAAGCGATGCCTTCCCAAAGCCGCTCGTCAAAGCCATTGAGTTTTTTTAAATTCTCGGCAGTGATCGCGTTACAGAAGTGAAAACCCGTTGCGCGGTAAACACTGTGATTGTACCATGAACTTTCATCATTAAACGAAGCTGCCTTGTTTTGAATTGTCACGCCTGGCGTTTCACCCTGAGCCAAAGAGTAACAGGCAAACGAAAGATAATTTTCAGAAGTAACTTTTACGGCTTCAGAAAGTATATCCCCGTTATGCAGACATTCAGCATTTTGAATTACGATAACGTCAGGTGAATATTCCATTGCACGATGAAATCCCCAGTTATAAGGTATGCAACTATTTCGCCAAGCCTTATTTTTGAGTTTCAAAACATCAACTTTAAAAGGCAATTCAGGTAAAACGATATCGGAAGGTGAACCATCGTCAACAACAATAACAACGAAGTCATCAGGATTATATTGTAAAAAAGAGTTAAGCGTGTTATTTAGTTGCGCCTGACGCGAAATATAAGTACAAACGATTGCGGTTTTCATATCAGTTGCTCCAGAATGATTGCGAGAGTAGAAATACATGGCAGTCCTCGATTGACTGTATCATTAACCATAGCAGCCACGCTTGTTTTGTTTTCATTCATCAAATTTACGAAATAAATAAATACGTTTTAGATTTTTTTGGTTATCTTGTACTAATTAACTCATTTCCTCAGAATGGATGTCTTTATCTTTATAATTCACTTGTAAATTTTGGATGTCTAAGTGTGAATGGTTCATTTTTACGCAATGAATATCTTTTTATTAATAATTCGCTTTACGTGTCTGGTTATCTTGTGTACAATGGTTCATTTATATCTTTTGAGTGCCTTGTCAGGACTAATTCGCTTTGATAGTTTGATAATTATTTGTATTGACTTAAAATAACCATCCTCTTTCTTCTGGCTTGATAATTCCTGTATGACCTAACTTTTCTTCAACATAAAGAGCGGCAGTCGGTAAGCCTTCAAACGTTCTCCAAACATACCAGAAGTCAGCCAAAAAATGCTTTATGAGTTTACGAATTGCCGCCCCATGACGGTGACAGGGTTTCGTATCACACCACCGGCACTCAATTAACTTACCTTGTGTATTCCTGGACTTGACAATCTTATGACTTACCTCAAGTTTGGTTTTTTCAGCATCATAAACATTTCTGTAAACTGCCCTTGTTTTTATCATACTGTCAGCCATTGTGTAAAGAACTGTACGCAGGGTTTTGTTTCCGCCTCCGCTTTCACCCTTTATATATCTCTCATGTGAAGGCTTATCCATTCCAATATACGACCATAAAGAAGATGCGTATTCGGCTTTTGTAATGTCAATATAAACCAATAGGTAAGCAATTGTCATTGCACCTAAACCCTTTATTTGAAGTGCTGAATTTACAATAGGCATATTCAGGCCTTTGATATACTTTTCAATTCTCCGTCCCTGTTTTCCTAACTGACTGTCACTCTCTTTTAGTTGTAGCTTCAGCCATGTCTCAGTTACTTTGTCCATTTGATCTGTGCCACGTTTTGCAGCAAGCATACGATTGTTGATTGAATTAACCAACTTGCGTATCTGCTCCCTTCCATGAATAAGGACTTTTAATTCTGTTAGTTCCGGTGTACGTTCCCGATAAATGAAGTGTCGCTTCATGTGTTCAACGGGTTCGAGACATCTTGTGTTTTCGTCAGAATAAATACCGCCTTTTGCTTTTGGCAGTATTCTGTCCGTGTCAAACATTCTCGTTTCTTTTGCTAATTTCTTAGCCGTAATTGCATCCTGACCATTTTGCCTGGTTCTAATGCGTTCCTTTAATGCTTCTTTCATTTTGTCACTCTTTTAGTTAGTAATTCATTTTGATTTTATGGATATCTTATGATCTGTAATTCATTTTTTGTTTTTGGGTGTATTATATTCCATAATTCATTTTATTTCTTCGGATGTCTTAACATTATTAATTCACTTTTATCCAATAGATGTCTTCCAATTTTTAATTCATTTAACCTTTGTAATTGTATTTTGCACCTTAATTCATTTCAAGGAAGTGGGTATATTGGGCTTCTTGATTCATTAGGTTTTTCTGGTTGCCTTCCGTAAGATAACTCATTTGTCCACTTTGTTTGTTTTAAGTTTGGTAACTCATTTAGGTTTTTTGGTTTCCTTTCGACGTATAATTCATTCTCTCCCGTTAGGTGTCTTATGACCAATAATTCAAAGAACAGCCCCAAAACAAAAACTCAACTGCAAAAGAGTGACCGAATGCTGAAGAGCCTTATCCTGGGGCGTATTTTAAATAAATACTTGCTTTTCATACGTCACTCTTTAATATTACAAATATACTATAAATTATTATATTTCTTAAATTTATGTGGAATTTTTAACATTTTTTTTCCTTCGGGCCACGCATAAAAACTTTCAATATTCTTTAACCTGAACAGCAATGGCATTTCGCACGTTGTTACAAACCAAAGATAGTAACTGTCAGTTAATATTATTCTGCCGAAAACTTTTACATTGTGCCCGTGCCTTTCACCTTTGCCGGTGATACAGCCAAATTTTCCGCAAGCGATACGGGCTTCTTCTGCAGTCATTATTGCTTTTTATTAAGTGCCGCTTCATTCTTCCAATAACCTTGTAACTTACAAACGTCTTTAAGAGATACTTCGTCGCCTTTGTCCTCTATAAGTTCAACTAAATCAATTACTTTGTCAAGAATATCTTTATTAATTTCAATATTACACATTCGCAGTGCCATACCGAGATTTCCGACTGTAACCTTGTCAATAGGTTTTTTAATTCTTACTTCCTTATCCATTTTATTCAGTTTTAAACTTATTATAAAACTTGTAATAAAGTACATTAAATCGTTCAGGACTTATTTTGTATCTCAGCATATCAAGTTCGCGGTGAGCAAGTGCCTTGTTCTTTTCGGTCGGAGCACACTGATCCAAAAAACTATCCAGGTAAGCAGTGTCATCGTCGTGCTGGTTAACAACCAGACCGATAAGCATAAGCACCACACATACAATGAAGGCGCAGACAATAATGATAATTACAATTTTAGCCATTTGATTTACGTTTTAAAAAGTCGTTATGAATTTGTTTAATAACTTGTCCATGTAAAAATGTTTTGCTATGTCCGTGAGCTGCATCATGACACTTACGACAAAGACAACAAATATTTTCAACTTCATCAGATCCGCCATGAGAACGAAATATGATATGATGCAAATCAAATCCTCCACGATCAACCCGCCCTGCCTTTCCGCAAACTTCACAGAAAATTAAATCCTGCTCTCCGTAACCGAAATATTTAAGATACTTTTTTATATAATCCTGCATTATATTCTCTTATTTTATCATATAGAAATTCAACTAAATCCCAGCGCGAAGGTGAACGCATTGTGCGAATTATACACTCTTTGTCTGGTGCAGCAGTCCATATCCACTCGTCACCGGATCGTATTAACTTGCCACGATTAAGGACAAAACGAAGTTTTTCAGACGGAGTTAGCATTTTAAAACATTTTCTTTTGTTCGACTTTTACA